TCTACAGTTTCGCCACCCTGTAATTTAGGTCTGTAACTTATCTTATATTGAACCTCTACATTACTGTTAGACCCGTTGTCATTCTGGAAGAATAACCCTTGAGGGAAAGAAAAGTCAATGTCGAACCCCGTGCAGTCTGGTTCAGTTATTAAAGCTACAGAGGTGGGGTCATCGTTAGAGTCCAACTTGTCTACTGGAAGGTTTTTATCCTCTTGTACGTAGTTTGGATACCAAAAATCTTTCTCTGCAGTTGTCCACTCCGTATAAGGTTTGTCGAACTTTATCTTAGTATTAGGATATTTATCAATCTCTATATCACCTATCTTGAAGTCGGAAAGCTTAATTTCGTCAGGCGTGTTGTACCCAGCGACAGCGAATAAAGCATGTAGAATTTGGTCGTTTCCTTCATTTAGTGTGTATGGCCTAGCTGCGTAAGGAGGTGTGATCTTTCTCTTCCCCATTAGGTACGGGATAGGTGCATCTGTGTTTATACTATTTCTTGTGGCCCCTACTGAGTACACCTCTTCCCCTACTTCTCTAGCAGGAGTCGGAGGTACTACTGGGGGCTTAATTAAAGAGTTAATCAGCATGCCTCCTAAGTAAGAAGCTACGAGGTTGCCTGTGAATTTGCCGAATAAAGGGCTCTTCGCTAGAAACTTACCAAAACCTGGAATAGCCAAGGATATCAATAGAGGTGCTACTGACTTCAAGACTTTCTTCTGTGGAACTAAGGCCATTACTATTGTCTCATCCTCTTTAGGAATGTGGTCAGCCCAGTCCTCAGCCAGTAAATCGGAAGCATTACTTGACCATACTTTATTGACAAAGGACTTATGTATCCCTTCCTCACTGGCCATCTGTCGTATTGACATGCCCTGTGGATATGTTCTAGTGACACACTCTACATCCAGAGGTGAGATTTTATATATCAAAGTTACCATATTATTTTCCTTCTCCTACGTATCTACATATGTAAGCTAATGTGTGCTTTCCTTCTGCTATTTTTATAGACCCTTGTCTTACTCCTGCGTACCTTGTCATCTCTATGAATCTGTGGCTATCTAACATAAAGGCTACATGTTGAGGTAATCCATGTAGGTTGAACACTGCTAGATCGCCTTTTTTAGGTTTGTTAACTCTTACCCAATTGTTTCTATCTGCCGTGCTACCTTCTACATACTGGCCTAGTTGGAGGGAGTCTTCTGAGTTGTATCCATCGTATAAAGGCATTGTTATGTTAAGTAAATCTCTGTATAATAGGTATACTAACCCATAACAGTCACACCCACTCTCTGATCTTCCAAGATCTGAATAAGGTATTGTAAAGTATTTAACTAGTTTCATAATTTAACCTATCGCTTTAAAATCAACAGTGTTCATCGTGCTGTTCGGGAAACGATTATTCATAGTATCATTATAAGATATACTGCATCGGACTTTTCCTTCTGCTATTCGGCCACTTTTCAGGAAAAATGATTCTTTCCTTTGGACCTCATCTGGTTCTAATGATGATAACACGGTGAGGTTACATTTTATAGGTGAAAAAGGGTTAGCCTCTATTAGTATTTGAGCTATCTCCCTTGACACATTGTCCATCTGGAATATAGATGTAGGTAGAAAGTCCACATTTTCTGATGAGAGTTTTATCTCAAACGGAATAGCCTTGAATGTTTCACCTTTGTGTACACGGTCAACTGAGTCGTCAGTTACTCTGAAAGGCTCTGGTTCACTTGCTATCTCCATTTCAATAAGGTGTATGAAAGCAGCGGGAGTCTCTTGTCTTAGAACTTGTTTTTGTGCGTTGACTGTTAAAGCCATAGAATCTCCTAAACAGCGTCTTTTCTAATGATGTTGAGTGTTAAATAGTAATAATCCCCACCTACGTTTGTTATAGAGTAAGGTAGACTACCCCCTTGGTCAATAACCCAGTAATAATTGACCTGAGTTATAGGGTCTAGCCACTGATATTCCTCTGAACCCATAGCTAAGTCATTCTCAAAAAAGGACTCAAAGATGGCCAGCTCAGCAGAGCTCATGCCAAAAGTAGCAGAGACTTTTCTGGGTGCTGTTGAGCTACGTCTCCTTAATGAAACGGGTCCTCTGTCATTCTCCGACATAATTGCATTGATACCTGGTGAGACTTTGAACCCATTTCTCAAAGTTCGCTGGGGTAAGTTAATAGGCCATAGTGCCATAGGTTCCTCTCTTTTACGTGATATGTTTAATTATACCACATAAAAGCTTGAGTGGTCTACCCAAATGACTTCTGAAGACCATACTTTGAGTTCATAACTCCGTCTAGTTCTCCGCTTCCTAAAGACTCCTTAACAGTATCTCTTATTAACACTCTTATCTGCTGTTCACCGTCTAGTGAGTTAGAAGTATCAACCTCTACTGGTGCCGACCTCATACTTCTCCGGTCATTAACAACTACTTTTACTGGTGCATTACCTACGACGGGTGCGTTCTGTATGCTCGGTGAAGGTGCACTAGCAAAAAGAGGTGTAGCGAAACTCGACATAAAATTATCAGAGAACATATCGGCCTCTTTCACCGCGTTTGCGTTTGGCACAGGTAGAGGTCCCCCACCTAAAGAACTCTTATTAGGGCTAAATAGGCCACTTATGGCATTCTGAAAAGGTTTAACTACCGTCTGCTTGACGTGTAACTGTAACATTTCTCTAGCCATATGTTGTATTACATCTGAAAAAGAGCTTTTTAATCCTAATATGCTGTCGGTTACTCTCCCTGCTATAGTATCGGCACTATTTTCCCAGATAGCTTGAAAGGATTGTGCCTGTGATATAAGCTTTTCGTTAGCTTTGATATGCTTAGCCTTTACATCGTCTATCCACCTACGCTCTTGCTGAGCCGTCAGATTAAGTAACTTTGACTCCTCTTGGATTAATGCTATCTTAGATGACAGCTGTTCCTTAGTCTTCTCTCCTGTCAGAAATCTTCCGTGGTCTACTTGCGCTTGCTTTCTTTTAGCATCTAATATCTCTTCTTCCGTGACGCCTAGTGCTTTTAGTTGGTCGAACCTCATCTCCTTGAAAGTTTTACCTTCTCGCCTAAGCTCCCTTACTCTCTGTAACGCTCTCTCAGCGTTTGTCTGGTGAATACGGCTTTCTAAAGCTGCTCTAACCTTGATAGTTTCATTCAACCTTTTTTGCTCACCGTCTTGGCCTTGTAGTTGCTTGATTATAGCGTCCAAGTCCTTGATTGTGCTCTGTCTCTGCTGATTAATATCTATATTACGTGCGTACTCTTGCTCTACAAGTTGTATCTGCTTTACTTTTAGGGCCGTGGCAAGTGCCTCTTCATCGACTGTGCCCGATACTATAAGTCTGGCTTCCTCTAAACTCTTACCTAGTTGTAATTGCGCTTCAAGAGCTGACTTAACTTTTGCGACCTCTACATCTTTGATCTTATTGTTTAAGTTAAGTATACTTTGATCTATCTTCTCTACAGACGTTTTTTCACTTATTAAAGTCTTGATGTTTGCTAATTTAGCTTCTTCTAGCCTTAATGCTTTAGTAGCAGTTACTATCGCTTTAGTGTCGACCTCTTCCGCTGAGGAGAGCTTTGCCAATGCGTCTTTCTTTTCTTGTACAGCTTTGATTGACCTCTGTTCGGAAGCTATAGCTTTATTAAGATTTTCTTTGTATACTTTCAGCTCATTGATACGACCTTTTAGTGTATCCTCTCTAGCTGTTGATTGCTGTATAATTGATAACGCACGTCTTGCTTGTGTTAGGTTCAATAAATTTGTCGCTGCTGATTTACCTTCATCTGACAATGATTTAGTATTCTCTGCTAGCGCTTTTATCTCAGCTTTACTGAACCCAGCTGCCGTTTTCATCTGTATAAAAGATTCTGCTGAGGACCTTGCCTTTTTTGATACCTCATCTAATAATGAACTGATAGCGCGGGTACGTTGAGCACTGTCCTTGAAAAAAGTCTCTGGTGCTTCTGGTCCACCTTCTTTGCCTTTTTGCTTATCTCTTTCAAATCTCTCTTTACTTAGTCTGTTAAATTCTTGCTCGGCTTTTAAAACTTTCTCAATATTGCTAAAAGCTTTAACGTCTTTTTGTTGAATCTGGTCTAATAATTTAACACGGGACTTAGTAAGATCTATTAACTTACTTTGAGCTAGTGCCTTCTCCTTGAAAGACTTTTGCTCTACCTTGTTTTGTACCTGTGCCTTTTTGAACCCCACTGTTATTAACTTAGCTTTCTGATTTTCAGCTGTGGCTAAGGAGTTAATAAGTTTTAACTGGTGGGCTAAAAGTTCATTATGATTAGTTATAAACTTACCATCAGACGTTTTTAAGAAACCTTTTTCTAATCCTTCATTAGCTCTTCTTAGCTCCTCTTTATATAGCTGGATGGCCGTTATCCTGGATTTTAGCCTTGCTTTAAACGCTACATCAGAATCACCTTCTCTTAAGGCTTTTGATGCTGTTTCATTTAGTTTTTCTATCTCTTCTCTAGCCTTCTTAGTATCTATCCCAGCTTCTCCAAATTCAGAGAAGCGAAGTTTAAGATCTGATAGCTCCGAGATGAAGATTGAAACGTAGTCACTCTCTATTAAGTCTTTTAAGCTTCTTGTTATTGCAGTGAAGCCTTTAGCTAGGCTCACTATGCCTGTTTGTACTCCTGAATTAAGTACGACCTCACCTAACTCTTTTATAGAGTTCATAGCTTGGTTGAGATTCGCTTGTAAGCCTTGGGTCGCTGCACCCATAGCACTAGGGCCAAATGTAGCCTCTATCACTCTGGCGAAACCTGGTAAGAAATCATCGGTTAGTATAGCGCCTTTTTTAATTAACTTGTCGAACTCTGAAACAGTAAATCCCGTTGACTTTGCTGCTAATTGGAATGCACCTGGTAACCTTTCAGCCAACTGCCTCCTTAATTCTTCGGAACTAACCTTACCTTTTGAAATCATCTGATTAAGTGCTAAGAAAACCAGTTCAGTGTCTTGTGCACTTGCCTGTGTAGCAGCGAGCGCTTTGGAAAAACTTGTAAAAACTTTGTTCTGCTCTTTAATACCTAAGGTGGACGATTTACCTGCTGCTAAGAACTTCGCATATTCTTTTGTCACTCCTACATAGGCTAGACCTAACCTGTCGGCTGTTTCTTTAGCAAATTCGAATTGCTTGTTAGCCTCTTCTTGGGTCTTAGTCACGATGCCGATGGTTCTTTTTGCTCTGTCAACTTCTAGCCCAAGGGTAATGAACCCTCTTCCTAGGTCAGCCACAGCGGAGGTCAGCGTTACTACTGCTTGAGCGGCTAAGTTACCTAATAAGCTCCCTGCAAAAGAGGTTATAATTGAGCCTAGTTTTTGAGTCTTAGACCCTGCACCTTTGATAGTAGAGTTATACTGATTCAGTGAGTTAAGCATGTTCTTCATAGAGGAATTAGCGTCCACCATTGAACCAATAAAGCCCCTCATTACCTGACCAGAGGAATTACGCTTTAGCTTTTCTACACTTCTCGCGGTTTTATCCGTTTGTTGCTGTACCTTCTTAAGTTGTAGAGTGGTCTTTTTTAACTCTGTAGATTCACCTTTAAGGTCTTTTCTAAGAGTTTTGACTGATTCTGAAAGCCTCTTATTTTGCTCTTGAGTGACTTTTTTGAAGTTTATCTGCTTCTGGTAACTTTTATCTAATTGTTGATGCTTGTTTTTTAGCTTAGAGTTCGCCTCGGTTAATTTTTCAACTTTTTTAGATAGTGCGTCCATCTGGGAAGCTTGCTTGGCATTAAGTGCTAATACCTTGCCCATAGACTCTGAGTTACTGGACAAAGTGGTGTTAGATATTTGAAGCTGGGTGTCTAGCTTCTTTAAGGATTTTACTGCGCTGTCTAACGTTTTACCGAGTTTATCTACATTATCCTTAGATTGAGCGGTTTCTAGTTTTATCTCTAGTTCTGACATTTATCGGGCCTTTCTTATCTGTGCTAATGAAGCATTGAGGTGTGCTCTTAGCTTGGGTATAGTTTCTATTAAATATCTACTGACTTTTTTACACGAACAGGCACTTATTCTAACGTAGGACTCTATGTCGCTTACAGTTATGCTATCAAAACCAGAAAGCTCCGAAAAGGCCGTATAAAGTATATCCTGTCTATCTGTTAATTGGGGATTTTCTTCTTCGATGACCATTTTTCGGAGCTTCGGATTTTTTAGTTTTCTATAATGATTTTCCCAGTTAAGGGTAAATTCTATTTTTTTTTAACTACCTCTACGTCTCTTGCTACAATATCATTATGAAAATATGCCTTGCTACGGGCCGCCTCAAAAACTTCGTCAAAAAGAACAGAATATTTAATGAGCATATCTGCGGCTTTTTCCTCTGTAAACTCTTCGTCAGCTTTCCAATCTAACAAAACTGTTCCTGCGTAAATATGTGCTATCTGTTTTCTTTTCTCTTCGTGTAGAGCTTTT